CGGATTAACTAAAAAGGAAAGAGAGATGAAAAAACACAACCCTAAAATTATAGGTATCGATAGCGAAAATGCTGGATTTAGCGTCAGCTTCCCTAATGGCTTTAATGAGAATCCATTAATTAATATTACTGGCATTCATTTTGATTGCGATGGAGAGTCTGCGATTTATGGAGCGTTGCAAGCTTGTGCTAATTACATTGAATCTCAAATTGAGAGAATGAAAAGCACACCTCAGACGAGCATATCATTGGATGAATTTACCAATGATAAGGGAAAGGTAAATCTAATCTCTGTCGATGGTGTAGTTAAGAAGATCTAAGTGCAATCATCAAGCCGTGTGCAAGGCGGCTTCATTGGTTTTACTTTTCGCCCCACCGCAACATAAGGGTTCTTTTTGCACTAACCGTAGCTTTGGGGCTTTTTAATTGGAGATATTTGATTATGAAAGCATTATTTGAAGTTGGAGAAGAAGTCATTCTTGTTAGTAAAAATTATCCTGAATTCAACGGTGAGTATATTATTGAGAGCTTCATGAAAGCAGGAACTAAATGCAATTGCCAATGCGGTAAAGAGTGGCAATGGAATGAGAATGTTTATGTTATAAATGCAAATTTTTCCATTAAGCAAGCATGTGGCTGCACCACAACTGGAGAGGCACTAGAAAGCTCTCTTCGCAAAAAGCACAAGGGCAGTGACTTCTCATTCGATGAAATGATGAAGGAAATCAAGTCAAAAAAGCAAATTGAGGTCTAGAGAAATGAATCTAGTAATTCTATTCAACAGCGTACTACCAAAGCTCGAAGAGTTTCAGGTAGTAGCTAGCAATCACAAGATGCACAAAGGTATTCCAGACGATAACCCGCATTGTTATCCTGGTGCGTTTGCTTGTATGCAGTCGCTACTTAGTTTTAATAAACCAACGGATGCGCAAGCAAAAGATTTGCTGATATTCGTTAACCGACACACAGACGTCGAAACTTTGCAGGTAGAGGATTTACTAGATTACTTTGCAGAAGTGCACGACATTAACTATTCAATGGGAGAGATTTAGATGAGACTAAGAGAAACTAAGCGTGCATATGGGGGTGTGGTTTATGATTTGGTATCTACTGGGAATAATACACGCCGCTTTAATGCTAGCGGTAAATCTAAGCGCAATTAACTTTTCCGGATAAAGCAAAGCCCTCAATCGCGAGGGCTTTTTCTATTCTGTTAGGTCGCCAAGTTGGCCGTTGTTTTCTACATCAAGGTAATCTTCACCGGACTGATACGATGGAGTCCATGCACCAGTTGAGCAACCTGTACCGTTTGGCATGTATGGATTGCTTACCCTCTGAATTGGATTAGCCACGAATAACGCAACGTAAGCGTCGTGAGCGATATTTTTTAGTGATGGTGGTGGCATCATACCAATTGAGTTACAACCGAACACAGCGAGATTTGAGGCGACCGCTGCCATGTCGTCGACAACGATACCGGATTCATCACTGGCATCTGGATACATAATATCTTCAGCTTGCTTAAAGCCAATGCTAAGGCCTTTGTTGGTCCAGCTCATTACCATCATTTCAAGGAAGCGCAGAAACTTGGAATTTGTATCCGGTGATGCAGAAGTTAGAGCGCCATTAATCGCTAGCATGTCTAGAGCTGTTTTTACAATCTCACCCTTCGTTACCATCTTGTAGCTCCTTCAGTTGCTTCTCAAGCGTTGCGATAGATGAACGGCCGCCAGCTTTACCACCTAAAGCCCTAATCTTTGCTCGAAGTTCAGATTCGTAGTCGCTGCCTACTTCTTCATATTCCGCTTCTAGTGCAAAGCAGTCTTCAAGGTTGGAATACCAGCCTTTAGAAATGTAACCATCAAACTCTTTGTTTGATACAGACTTAACAGTGTAGTTGCGACCTTGATTATCTTTCCAGTCACCGCCCTGCTTAAATACGTTCTTCATGCTTACCCCTAAGTAAAAAGGGCGACCTAAGCCGCCCTGTTTTATTATGCTTGTTTGTCGAGAATGATACCAACTTGAGAAGGCAGCCACACTTCAACGTCGAAGTACATAACCGCCTTCATTAGCATTACCTCTAGGTCTGGATCGTACCAGTAAGTAAAGCGCATCGGGATGCCCTGCTCCGTTACTGCATCAACCTTATCAACGCCACCACCCTCTACAGGTAGGTTGCCTGGGATAATCTTGATTGAATCAGCAGCCCAGAACACTGAAGGGTTATTAGCCTTGATGTTCAGGAATGAGATTGCAGCAGAATCCGCAGCTTCAGCCGAACAGTTACGGTATGGACCATCAACGATAATTGCAGGAGAGATAGTAGCCACGGTGCCACTCTTAACTGCCATAACAGTAAACGTCATTAGCTCGCTAGTGTCTTCGCGTACTTCTGGGTTTAGACGGTTAACGCCAGCAATAGTGAACTTGTCACCAGCTTTTAGACCAGCAGTAGCAGACACAGTAAGATCCATTACACGGTTATCAATGTAATTGTCGTTAGCATCTTTGGTTGCAACAGTGTGCTTTTGCGCACCAGTCACAGTAACACCAGCAGCGGCCTGAGCACCAAGAGTTAGTCGGTAGTCAGCACGAGTAGCTTTATCGAAGCCGCCAATCTGGTTAGGAATGATTGAGCGCTCGTAAGCTGTTTGTGGTAGACCGCCGTGGTACTGGTTAAGCGCAAGCTTATCACTTAGGTCTTTGTAGTGAGGCAAAGACAGGTGAAGGTTAGATGCATAACCACCTAGGCCAGCGTCAAGCATTAGAACTTCAGCGGCAGAAGCATCTGATTGCTCAATGCCAGCAGCAGAAGTGACAACCATGTTTGCGCTAGTTATTGCCTTCATGTATGCGTAAGTATCAGCTTTGTTTCGTAGTTCGCGAGCAAAGCCTTTAACCGCCATTTCACGAAGGCGCGGGTCACGTAGCTCTTTAGTTTTAATCGCAGTCTTGATGTAAAGCGACTTGTTACGACGAATTGGAATCAATCGGTCAGTAAGTGCTTGTGCATCTGTGTTGTCAGCCTTTGAAACGTAACCGTCTTGAGCTTCAAAACGGAAATCTTCCGGCAAGTATTCAACATCATCATAACGCTGACCATCAACGTCAGACATTGCGAAAGTTGGTAGTGATTTAGAGAAGCCTGCCGCCTGGTTTGTTTCTTCAACAACCTGGTCAACAAGCGTGTGTACGTCTTTCAACAAGCTATTATCTGGAGCTGCCATTTTCGTTTACCTTTTATTGTGCTTTAGCTGCTTTCTGTGCAGCCTTGTAAGCGTTGTAATTAGCGATTGAACCATCTTTAATCCAAGCGTCTTTAGCTTTCTCAACCGCCGCTTGCAAATTATCAATTCGACCGCCGTTAGGGATAGTCGGTTCTGGTTGCGTATCGATAGGTTTTCGGGACTGTAGTCGAACTTTATTTTCAGCCTTCGCAAGAACTTCCGCTAGGGCCGCATAGCTTTGTTTTGCATATGCGTCATTGATTTCTCGAACCAACGAAGGGTTCTTATTCAAACCAACAAATGCCTTTGCAACGTCAACGCCCTTTTGTTTTGCAATTGATGTTAAGTGAGAGATATTCTGCTCACCGCCACCGTATTGCTTGAACTGCTCGACTAAGTTTTCCTTTTGCTTTGCGTAGTCTGGAACTAACTTAGTTAGCTTTTCCTCGCTTAGCTCAAGATAAACCTGCTCATCTACGCTATTTTGAAACGCTTGGTTTGGACTTGGTTGTTCGTCTTGCTTCTGTGCTTTGGCGTTTCGACCTTCCCATTCATCAAGCGCGGAATAGAAGTCTTCTTTGCTATCAAAATCGTAAGGATCTGGGCGCGGGCCTTTCTCAATCGCGTTAACACGCGCTGAAACTTCAGCAAGCTCTTTCTCTAAAGCAATGCGCTTGTCGCGCTCCTCTTTGCGCTGGCGGTCTTTCTTAATGATCGCAGCTCGAAGTTTTGCTTCCTCGTCTAAACCATCTTTAGGCTCTTCTGTTTGGTCGCCTTCAGCTTCAATGACAAGCTCCATTTCTTCAGTACCACCCTGTGGCGGGTTGTTTTCCTCTAACTCTGGCGCCACACCGTTGTTAGGTTGATCAATTTCGCTTTGCATTTCTGCCATATTTTCCAAAGAATCCGACATATAAACCTCGTCTATCGGTGAACGAAAATCCCGTTAAGGGAACGGGAACCCATGCAGTGATTATACATCACAAGATTTTGTTCTTGCAAATAGCGCAATTACATCCGCATTGATTGCGCATTTTGCATCATGCCCATTGCTTTCATTCGAGAGTCGAACTGCTTAATGCTGATATCAGCACCAGCCTTCTCAGCCTTGATCATTACATCCATGCGTTTTGTTTGGGCGTTCATCATGTCAACTTGTTTATCCATGACTGACGCCTGAGCTTCCATCATCTGTGCATTTGCTGCAATGGTCATAGGGTCTTGCTGACTCTGTGCTGCTTGCTGCATCTGCATCATCTTCATTTGGATGTACTGCGCCTCTTCCTCATTCTGTGGCTCATAAGGGAATCCCGATTGAATGATGATATCCAACGGAGCATAGCGAGAGATTGTTTCAATCATTGGGTTAGAGTCTTTGTTTAGCAGCTTCATGTTTTCGTAAGCAATGACTTGACCTGCTCCGGTATCGCTACCAACCGCCGACATAAGCTCAAGGTTAGATTGAATCTTAGCTTCGATCGTATCCTTGTAAGCTTCACCCTTCTTCACTTGAACCGTGTAAAGGCCGCGTGGGTTGTTCTTGTAGTTGCCGTAGTTACCATCTGCATCAGTGTCTAGCTCAAGAGTAGTCACGTTCGTGTAGTCGCCATTCTCTTCCTGCACTCGTATTACCATAGAGTTAGTGAAGTAAAGCTTCTGCGCTGCCGGAATCCATGCCTCACACTCTGCACGTTTAGCGAAGATAGTGTTCTTCACTAATGGAAGGTAAGCATCATCAGCTCGATCGTTTACTGCCTGGATAGCTTGCCCGCTTGTATTTGCTGGAGTCGTTGTTTGTCCTGTGCTATTTGACTGCATCAAGTTTTGCTCAAGGAACTGACCTACAGCGGCGTGACCTGTGCCTAGTTGTGGTGGTTGTAGCATTGCTATAGGGCCTGAAGCCATGATATTGCCATTATCATCTTTCAGTGGGTCGGCAAATAGGTAAGGCGTATCATCAACGTTAGCTCTAGCCCATGAACTTGCATATTTCGCGACCTGAGTAGGTGCAAAGATAGGCTTCTGAACTGGCGACTCGTTAAGAATGCTCATCATGTTAGAGGCGTAAAGGTTGTGGAACATCTCTGCGTCTAGCTGCTTGCGCACTTCACCACAATAGAACTCCTGCCCGTTAATAGTCGTATAGTAACCGTATCGAGGGAAGATAGGCACGCGTTTAAATGGAGTTCGTTGTGGCTTGGTTAGGTACTTCTCACCATCTGCTAGGGCGTACTCAACGTATTTAATCTTGCGCTTAGTTGTCGGAGCTTCTTCTCCAATCTCTTCGGCATAAATCTCACGAATCTCCTTTAGGTCTTCGCGAGTGTATGAGTTACCAGCTTCGTCTTTAATGCCATCTCCAGCAGTGATTTTAATGCCGTTCAACATGGTAAAGTCGTAAACCGTCAGAGTCTTCTCAATAACTTCATAGTAGTGAGCAAGGTAAATATCTTTCTCTGTCTGTCGCTCAACTGCATTGTTAATAACTCTATGGTGAGTGTTAGCGTTGAAGAATGAAACGATATCTACCCCAAACTCTTCCTCACGGGCTTTACGGTTGGTGCGGATAATATGCCAACCCCAACGAGAGTCAGCCTTATCTTTGCGGTTAGAGCCAGCATCAAGGAAAACAGAAGTACATGCAGAATTAATAGCTTCAGCACATAGATACTGTCTATCTGGGTCTGGGTTTTCTTCATCTTCGTACTTAGCAACCCACTTAGTCGCACCAAAACCACCAACGCAAGCCTCCATAGTTGCAATTTCGCTGGCCTCTGGGCCGTCGCTGTTCTGCCAGTCATTGCGGTATTTACGCTGTAATAACTCCGCGCCGTCATCCGTTGCTTCGTGTGAATTAGATACGATTACTGCATTAAGCTCCATGTCATTAATATCTGAAGCAATGCGGTTGATAGAGCGCCACAACTTATTAAACTGAGGCTTTGGTTTGTTCTTGAACTTATCCCCGTAGGCACCTTCCCAAAAGTTAATATAAAACCGCTCCATATCCTTTAGGCAGTTGTCTCTATTTTCTGTGTCAGACGACGAGTCTCTAAAGTTGAGCGTCATCTCTTCATGTTTAATCATTATTACCAACTCCTAGAACTCATGGCATGAAGCGCGTTAATGTCTATTTCTTCTTCAATCATTTTAACATGTAACCTTTCGCTCATCATAACGGCGTCGGCAAGGTTTGGAGAGCGCACTTTAAACTTCTCTCTCATTTCCTTCTTTGTGTACATCTCAAATATAGTACTTGGCTTGATTGGCAGTCGGCATAATTCAGACCTCAATCCGGTTAAGTTTTCACATTCTGAGCTAAAAGATATTAAAAGAGAAGGATCGCAAAATATGTTTTTCTCTACAGCCAGGTAGGTTCTATAAACCCTGTCACGCAAAGATAGATAACATTGAGCCCTAAGATTTTTGCAAACCTCTTTATTTTTTTTCTCTTTCTGTATGTTTTGAGCGCCTGAAGGTTCATATACTGAATCAGGCCTATCAACTCCGCTTGCACCATTGAATTGATAAACCCCAACTCTTTTATCTCCGAGTGCGTTATTAACATCTCGCTTCAAAGTAACGCCCATTCCGCCAACGTCCCACTCGTATTGATCGGAACCTTCATTGATTGCAATTCCTAGCGCCCAGTCACTACCTTCGTTTACGTCAATATCATTTCGCTGTGTAATGTTAGTAATCACGTTACCCTTTCGAACACAAACAGCTTTAGGGTCATTACCTAAATCTGACGGGTCATGCGTTACCTTAACGATGCCGTAAGGCTTAAAGCCTAACTTATCGTGAGCGTCGATACATGCGTCAAACCATTCGGCTTTAATTAGCGCGTTTTCAATCTCGTCATTAAATCCACCTTCCCAGATCCAATCGTAAGTGGTTCTAGGTAGGTTTTTCTTGTCGAATTGCCTTTCATCCTCTAGGCCAGATTCGCCAAACCAAGGATTATCAGACCAGTTCATGCGAATAATAAGATGCATGTCATCTTCGTAAATGCCATTAGCATCTATCTCATCTTTAAACGGGACTATAAAGCGCTGACTGAATGGGTCTTCACTTGATGCGGGGTTAGCGCAGAAAGTCATGCTTACCGATGTTAAATCAACCTCATCGCCGCCAACCTCTTTAAGTTGGCCGGGAAGTCCTTTCTTTGGCTTCTTACGTGCGGTAGGGGTTAACACTCTAAGGGACTTTGCCGAAAGGAATTGCGCTTCCTCAACCCACCAATCAAGAAAACCAAAAGCAGACTTAACCGACTCTGGGTTTCGGGACAAACCCATAAATCTAGCCATAGACGAATTGTGAGTGAATCGAATTGTCTTGTCGGTAACATCTACACCATCAAGCTCAAGCCGTTTAATCTCATCACTTAGAAGCGCATGAACAGAGTCTTGTATGGACGCCTGAAACTCACGAATGCACATAAGGTTCTTTCCCTGGTCGTGCATCATGATAGCACCATGACCACCCTTACCAAGAGACTTACCAGAACCGCGACCACCAATGAGAATATTAAAACGCTTAGGTCGAAGGAATAGCGGCTCTAGGCATTCGGCAAAGTATGCGGTTGGCTCTTTAGCAGTAGGCTCCCACTTTCCATTTAGCAGTGCGTATGACCTAGTTAGCTGTAGCGTGACGGGGGATACAAAGCCGATAACTGTTGATTCGTATTCTACAGAGTTATAAACAGCAACCTCCTCAAGCCTCTTGAGTCTATTATGTAAAGCGCTAGCCATCTTGATTTTCCTCTAGAGCCTTAATTCTATCCTCAAGTTCTGTGATTTCCTTAATCTTTAGCGCGTTTGTTATTGCATTAACCATCAACACCCCAACATCCGGCGGAATATCACCTTCACTTATTGCAAATAGTATTTCGTTTGCCTGGTCGCTCAATGGTTTTGATTTATCAAGATTGAACTTTACTGGCTCCATAGTTGACTTAACAGAAGCCCAACCCTTATCGAGCAATGCCTTTAAAAGCATAGCTCCGTTCTGGTCGTCTGGATTAACAGCCCTGGCAAGAATATGCCCAAAAAATGCCTTCTCACAATCATCCTTAGAGCTATCAGGAGACATTCTAAGAAGCGATTCTTCTTGTATTGCTTCTAGTATTAAAGTGCGCTTACTTTTCCCTCTGCGCTTATCTGGCTGCATCCCTTCGCTAAATGTAGTGGAAGACTTTGCCATTCCCGTATATCACCCGTATTAGTTAACATCACTAAATTATATCTTAATCCCCTAGATACGACAAAAGCCCCCGAAGGAGCTTTGTTTTTATGGGTTCATTGCGCTTTTAATTAGTACATTAAGCGCTTCATCGCTAATATTTATTGATACGCTATGGTCTTTCCCTATTCCAACAACAAAGCAACTATGTGGCGAACAGTAAGTTACATTGTTTGGCGATATTGTTGAATCTGACCTTGAAAGCAATTCTCTCAATAACTCTTCTTTGGTGAAATTACTTATTTCCATACCCTACCCCTTACCATTCACAAGTCTAAAATCAAGGCTGTGAAGTTTAGCTGCGAGCTTCCTAACATCTCTATCAAGGTCTCTACCCCATAGCTTTGCTGTCATTTCTTCTATCTCTAACTCACGCTCCGTTGCCTCGATGCGGCGGTATAGTCGGTAAAGGTAAGTTAGAACGTCCGGCGCGTTTTCAATCTTAATGTAGGAATCATGGCTAATGTTGGTAAATAGCTCACCATCCTCCCAAGCTGCAACTGCTTCTGATGCCTTCTCAAACGTTACCTTCTCATAGCGGTATGTGTTGGTTTCTTCTAGTGCTTTAGCTTTAATGACGTAATATTTATCATCGTCATCATAAGGCACATTGCATTCTGAACCCAAACCAGAACCAACAGTTGTTGGAGTGATCGCACCCTCGGTAACATACATATCACCCTCAACGAACTTATGGCCATCCTCAAGAAACTGCTTTACTGTCATGCAGTGCTTTTTAGGATTTGCCAAGTTATTTTCGCTGCCAGTTCTGTATTTTAAATTCGTAAATACTTCTTCCAGTGCGCCATCAAGATACCAGTAAATCTCACTATCTGGGTTAGCAATCTTAGCCGCTTGGTATGTTGGGTATGTGTTCATCTCTCTATTCCTTATTTGTTTAGTAGTTTTCTTAGGTTTTGCTTGGACTTTAAAAACTCATTCCTATCCTGATGTTTATCAAACATCATTTGTGTTATTAGGTGCAGCGAGTCAATTAACAACAGGGACGCCTCCCTAATCTCTGCGTTCTCTTGCTCTAGTTGGTCGATGTGGGTTAGTAAGTTGTTCCAATCCTCGACAGTCGGATTAACTCGACCACCTGTTGCGATTCTGTTTCTAATGGCAATATCTTGCACATCAATGAAGTTACTCATTGTTACTCTCCTTGCTCTGGTAAGCCCTTAATCATGTCTTCAAGGCGTTGCTTTTGTTTTTCTGTGCCGTTGGTGTTTCGGTGATACCAGTCTTGTGAGCGCCCCCATCGAGAGAGCGCATCTTCAACAGACCAGCCTTTCAAGTGTATTGATGCTGTGAACTGCTTTTTATTCATCAGTCACCTCGTAACCCATCTCCTCTAGGAAGCTGATTATCTCATCGATATCTAGGTGCTCCAGAACATTATTAATACCGACCTCTTCTAAGATTTCATCAAAGTCAGCATCCTTAACTGTCACATCAATTGAAGGGCCATAGTTGTAGTCAACATTTAATGAAGAAGCGTTGAAGTTGATATCTACTTTCATAATTCATCTCTCTATTTGATTGTTATCCCCATCGGATAAAGCCCTATTAGCTACTTATTTTAATTAAGCATAATGAAATAAATCGATTGATATCTTTATATTGATGAGTAAAAGCGATTGTTTAGGTCAAAAAAACCCTCCGGTGAGGAGGGTGAGCAATCAATAGGTTGTAGAGATGAACACAAGAGTGATTGTGTTTGGTTGGTATAACCCATTATCCATATAAAGAAAAAGCCCCGCCTAGGGGCTAAACCGGAAGGGCGCTGATGGTAGGAGAGTAAACGCCCGAACTCCGTGTTTATGCTTTCTTAGCTCGCTTACCCTGGCTTTTGCGCTTCTGGTTCTTAGCGACCTTCGATTTACTCATTTGGGATTTGGTCTTTGGTGTTTTGCTAGAGACTTTCTTAGTAGGTCGGCAATAGCCCTTCCCTTTCTTTGAGTCCCCGCACTTCTCACCTGTCTTAGTGTTTTCCCACTTCTCTTTGTCCCATCGCTTCAGGTCTGCACCTTTTTGGCTCTTGTTAACTTTTCCCTTTGCCTTTCGACACTTTGCGACTTGCTGGCTTGCTCTTGCGCTTGGCCACACCTTTACTCTTGCTTTTACCTTTTTTGCGCATGCGTCCAGCTTTTTCTTTGCAGCCATTGCAACAACTCCCTTTCATTTTACCTACCTCAAAACGCCAATAATAAATTTTTGAGTCGGACTTAAATCATCCCAACCTTCCGGCTTTCTGGCCCTACTTGAGTAAGCTGCGCCGTTCTTTGTTTTTTTAGCCTTTACCTTTGAACCTTTTTTGATTCCTTTCATTTCTCACCTATTTCATTGATTTCTTGCCTTTACACCTCCAACGCTTGCGACTTAGGTCATTAGCGCATGGTGGCTTCTTGCACTTCTTAATTTTTAAAGAACGGGCGCAGTATGCATCACCCTTCTTCGTTCCCGGCTGGACTCTAGCCTTACCGTCTTTCGCCTTTCCTGCTTGGCCGTATGAGCGCTTAACCTTTTCACCAGTCTTTGGGTCTGTGACCATCTTAGCTTTAGCTTTGCCTTTGGCTGGCTTTCCTGTCTTCTTAGTTGGCATTACTTCTTACCTCTCGTTTTCTTGTGGGTAGAAGTTCGGCCACCTCGTTTGGGCTTCTTCTTGCCCGCCTTAGATAGAGCGATAGCAACAGCTTGCTTTTGTGGCTTTCCGGCTTTCATCTCTGTTTTAATGTTGTCAGAGATAACCTTTTTAGACTTTCCTTTCTTTAGTGGCATGGTATGTCCTTATCGTTTCCATAAGTACAGTATACAAAAAAAGCCCAATCCTTCGAGTGGGCCTTTAATCTTATGAGTATCGCTTAGGAGCCTTTCTCTTCGGGCTCCTTTTTGTCTTCTTTAGGTTCTTGATTTTGTTTCTTTTCAAATTCAACATCCTTTGGCATTTCATTTGCTGCGATTTTTTTTGTACGTCGTTCTTGTAGAGGCATTATTCTAGCCCTGTTCGTTTGAGTAAATCTTTGATTTCTTCGTCTGTCTTACCTTCCCGAATCCATTCGAATTTTGCTTTCATGGCACATTCAAATTTTGCCTTCATGGCAATCTCTTCTTTTGCCCTTCGCTTTGCGTCCATGCGATTTATTAGGTTAAAAACCAGACTCATTATGAGTGACAATACTGTGCACACTATACCGATCATGATGGCGTTGTCAGTTATCCAACCAGACAGCGTTACTGTTTCCACTGCCTTGGCGCTAGCTGTCACGATACCACCCCCGGCAGCGGTCGCAGTTGATACGTTTGCTGCTTGACTTGTTGCTGACATATATTCCAACTATCCCGATAAGTATCTGAGCGGATACAGATAGTATACTACAGCCAGAGATTAACAAAATCCAATTGTCACCCGTTGTAAGCCATTCTATCGCATTCATTCCCCCTCTCTTTGCGTAGTGATAGCGCAATTAGCGCAATATCTAAAGCTGGACCAACCTTTCCATACTGATTGTAAATATCATCGTACATTTGACTGGAGAAGCCCACAAAGCCAACGTTAGGCACGACATAGAATAGCATTATATACGTTGAGGTTAAAACAACGCAGAATTGCATGCCACTGCTCAAGTCATTAATTATCATATCAAGCATAAGAAACAACATAATCAAAGCGCCTACAATGCCTAGCAATATGTGCCAAGTTCTTTGATATTCGCCTATGTGAGCTTGAGGGATTACCATTTCAATAATTGTCATTGAGTAATCGGCAACAATGTATGACGCGTAAAACATAGCAAAACAAATCACGATCGTGTTTTTACTTACCTTAGCCATTAAAACCAAGATGCCAATTAGCACTATGATATTTACTGGGTTGTTTTGAACTGTTTGCCAAGCAGCTTCTATAAACATGCTTTCCATTTTTTATCCTTATAATTTAAGCCCCGCATATCTAGGCTTATTGTTTATTTTCGCCAGCCTCGTTCGTATAGGTAGTTGGCTAATCTTTTGTTGAATGTACCACCAACATCTAGGAAGTCATCTAGATCTTCTGTCATTCGATTGATAATTAAATCTCGGTTAGGTGACCGCATACACGTAGGCTGCAACTCTTGGCTATCATCACCATCAGTCATTCCGATTTTGATATCATCAACAATCATACCCGAACGCTCAGCAAGACTCTCAACCTGTACGTCTGTTGTTTCAAATTCTGCTTTCTTGCATTTACCACAGTTACCGTTACACATCTCTATTCTCCCCTTGCTTTTAATCAAAAAACTGAACAGACATAGCGCCCATTAGATTGTTCCATTGCGCATCTCGATCTTCTTTCTTTTCGAATTCCCACACTACGCAAACTTGCTCGCCAGAAGTTGCTGATGAAAAGCCAAAGTATATTGAAAAAGGCTTTGTTCCATTTGGATTGTCTTTTTTAAAGTAATCCGTCACCAATTCTGTGTTAACCACACTGTTTGGGTTTAATCTATTTCCAATTAGCATCTCTATTCTCCTAAATAAACAGCGCGAACCAGCTAATAATCATCACGCAAAGTAAAAACTGTGCGATTGTGCATTTACTTGGTGCCAGCTCTTTCAACATATCAACTAGTTCATCAAACTGGCACTTAACATGACACTCGTCTTTCCACTCACTAAACTCAATCGTTTTAGGTTTGTGGTTTGGGTTTACTCCCCATTTGTGTACGTTTTTCATTTAATAGCCCCGTATTTAATTCGGTACTTTAAAGCGATAATTACAGCGTGAGGCGCTTCTGGTTCACTTTTGCGCCACTTTACGATTGATCGCGTTGTTACCTTTAGCCACTCCGCGCACTCGTTGTTTGATAGGTTGGCGGCCTTTTGTAGCCGCCAGAACTCATTACAATTCAATAACAAAACTAGACTCCCAGTGACTTCCGTTAACATCGAATTTGATAGGATTATTGTTTTCGTCACAAGTTAACCACAAGTTTGTGTAAGAGCTGTATCCACGATCCGCAATCCAATCTAAAACATCTTTCTTTGTTGCCGATTGATAACCGTTAGACTCAAAACAATCATCAAGTCTTCTAGACATAGACTCACCAGTGATTGACTTGGCGTTATCAAGTAACCAGTTGATTTTTTTCATTGAGTTTTTGCGAAGTTTGCCAGTCTTAAATGAAGGCGCTTTTAGTGACTTTTTAACTGCCTTTTTTAGAGAGTTAAGTGGTGAAATAACACCTTTTGCTAGGGCTTCTTTAACTTGTGCGTATGTAACTTTAATTTTCATGGAATCTCTCCGGTAAGTGCCAATGCGTTATTGCTTTGGCTTGATATGAATATTATTCGTTTTTGCTTTTATTGTAAAGAACTTTATTCACTTTTTATCAAACAAAAAAGCCCCGTTAGGAGGCTAGTTATTAAATTGATATAGCTATCTTCAAACCCTACTTCTTGATTGAGTTAATAGCACCCAATGCAAAGTAAAACATGATTATGTAGTTGAAAGGCTCAAGAATCAGGTGCTTCATCACCATCTTCATATCCTTGGCAATCATGAGAACTTCAGGATATCCGGTTAGGTTTCCAGCTATGTAAGAAACGATCATTACCATTACGATAATTGACCAAATAAAGGTGACTAGCATGGCAATGAATCGGCGAGCTGGCGATTGATGCTTGGTTGCCTCTTGATACTTCAAAATCCAATCCGCTTTTTCTTTTGCCGTCCAGTCTGTACCAGCAATCTTATCGATAATCTTGGTTGCTGTATTTACTACAGCATCCATGCCAAATAGCGACTTAATGAATGCAATCATACCTGCCATCTCG